AGTTTAGTCGGTATTGCTGAAAGGCAGATTACGCAAACAGCCGATAATTTACCGACAAATACTGGTTCTACTTCGGGCGTCGGTCTTGCAGGTAAAGACGTTAAAGTCGGCATTTTAGGTATAGCTAATTCTGAATCGTCCGGCATTGGTGAGAGACAAATAACACAAACTGCTGATCTATCAGGATTTACCGCTGGTTCAACTTCTGGTACTGGCTTACGTACTATTAAATCAACGTCAGGTTCTTTGGAAGCTTCTACCGGCCCGGTAATATCAAGCCCTGGCGAACGTATTATTACGACTTATAGTTCTGCTGTCGTTGCTCAAGATGGATCTACGGTTGGTATTGGTGAGAGACAGATTACGCAGACCGCTGACAACTTACCAGCTAAGAGCGATCATACACTCGTAGGATCTGGCCTAAGAACTATAACACAGACTGCTGATCTATCAGGATTTGCCGCTGGTTCAACTTCTGGTATTGGTTTACGTACTATTAAATCAACATCAGGTTCTTTGTTAGCATCAACTGGACCTTCTGTATCAAGTCCCGGTGAAAGAACTATTACAACTTATAGTTCAGCTGTTGTTGCTCAGGATGGATCTACATCAGGCACTGGTTTACGTACTGTAACTCAAACAGCAGACAATCTTCCAGCTAAGAGTAATCATACACTCGTAGGAACTGGTCTAAGAACAATTACTCAAACAGCTGATCTATCAGGATTTGCAACAGGATCTACGTCAGGCACTGGTTTACGAACTATATTACAAACGTCTGACAATATTCCTATTAATACAGGTTCTACAACTGGTATTGGTGAACGACAAATAATAACTAATTCAGGTTTAGATGGCTATCAAGTAGTAACCGGTTCTATATCATCTGTTGGTGAACGTACAATTACTCAAACCGCAGATCTTTCTGGTTTTGCAGAAGGATCAACATCTGGCACCGGCTTAAGAACTATTGTACAGACAGCTGATAACTTACCTACTAATACAGGTTCTACAACTGGTACAGGTACAATTGAAACATTAGCTGTTGGTATTTTAGGTATTGCTAATAGTTCTGCATCTGGTACTGGTTTAAGAACTGTTGTGACTACTGATGGTTCGCTAACACCATCAACTATACCAGTCGTATCATCACCCGGCGAACGTATCATTACAACTTATAGTTCTGCGGTTGTGGCCACAACACCTCCGGAGCTTGATGGTGTCGGTGAACGTCAGATTACACAGACTGCTGATAATCTTCCAGCTAAGAGTGATCATACGCTTGTAGGTATCGTCGAAAGACAAATTATTCAAACAGCAGATAACTTACCAGCTAAGAGTAATCATACTCTATCAGGTACCGGTGAAAGACAGATTACCCAAACTGCAGACCTTTCTGGATTTGCAACTGGATCTACATCAGGTACCGGTGAACGACAAATCAATCAGACAGCAGATATCACAGGATATGATATATCAAGTGTAAATGCTATTGGTGAAAGAACCGTTGTACAAACGGCCGATAATCTACCAACGAATACTGGTTCTACAACTGGTATTGGTATTTCCGGTAAAGTTGGTTCTGGTCAATTAACAGCATCAACACTTGGTTCTACATCTGGTATCGGTGAACGACAAATTGTTTCTACGTCTACCAGTTTACAAGCAAGCAATGCTTCTGTTTCAAGTGATATTGGTGAAAGACAGATAGATCAAACTTCCGGAAATCTTGCGCAAGCAAGTGATGCTAGTGTTAGTGCGATCGGTGAAAGAACTATTGTACAAACAGCTGATAATATTCCTGTTAATTCTGCTTCTGTATCAGGTATTAGTGAACGTCAGATTACACAAACCGCTGATAATTTACCAGCTAAGAGTAATCATACATTATCAGGTGTCGGTGAAAGACAAATAGAAAGTACAGCTGGTATTTTAGGCATTATTAATGGATCAACTTCTGGTATAGGTTTACGTAGTATTACATCTACATCAGGAGCACTTGCTCCGACTACAACACCAAGTGTATCATCACCGGGTGAACGTACTATCACACTATATGTTGGCACAGCTGTAGCTACAGATGCTAGCTTAGTAGGTATTGTCGAAAGAACTATTGTACAGACAGCTGATAATCTACCTGTTAACACTGGTTCAATAAGTGGTACAGGTATAATTGAAACATCAGCGACTGGTGTTTTAGGTATTACTGATAGTTCTGTATCTGGTGTTGGTGAACGACAAATTGTAATTACTTCTGGAATATCACAAGCAGAAGATGCATCGGTCAACAGTGTCGGTGAAAGACAAATAGATGAGACTTCCGGAAGCTTGGTTGCTGATAATGCCGTCGTCAATAGTATTGGCGAAAGACAAATTACGCAAACAGCCGATAATATTCCTGTTAATACTGGATCTACTTCTGGTATTGGTGAAAGACAAATTGTTTCTACAAGTGGTAATTTAACGCCGTCCACTGTACCTATTGTATCATCACCCGGTGAACGTATCATTACAACATACAGTAGTGCTGTTGTTGCAACTACTCCTCCTGAAACAAGTGGTATTGGTGAGAGAACTATTAATCTTACGGATGGTGTATCTCAATCAGAGATATCACAAGTAAATGGTATTGGTGAAAGAGAAATAACCAAGACCGCTGATGATGCTCCTACACTTTACTCGCAAGTTGTGGGTAATGTAATTAGAGAAGTTAAATCTGTTGTTGCAGTCGGTGGAATAGAAAACAGTGTTGTTAACGGTAATGGTGAAGTTGAAGTTCGAGGTCAAGGTTTTGCCGGTATTACAAATTCATCGGTATCTGGTATTGGTGAAAGAGAAGTAAATACTGAAAACGGTTCAGGCAATCTAGTAAACGCTGGAATTGATAATGCAGTCGTAGGCCAAGGTCTTAAGTCGTATAATATTGCATTACAAGCTACGACAGGGCCGTCAGTATATGGTCTAGGTGCAAGAATAACAGACTTTGCTCAGCTAGTTCGTGTAACAGATACGGGCGAATCTACTATTACTACTAGTTTATCTGACGAAGATCAAATTGTTACATATAAAGAAAAAGAATACATTAAGAAAATAACAGTAGCATAAATAAATTTATTAAAGCTAAAACGGAGCACATTCGATGGCAGTTCCATCCACACGAGACGAGTTTAAAGAGTATTGTCTAAGATCACTAGGCAAGCCCGTCATCGAAATTAATGTAGCAGACGAGCAGGTCGAAGATAGAATCGATCAAGCTCTACGTTTTTTCTGGGATTATCATTTCGACGGCACAGAAAAAATCTACTATAAAATTTTAGTTACTCAACAAATTAAAGATGATGGATATGTAGATCTGCCCGAGAATATTATCGGCGCCGTACGGTTGTTTCCGATGGGTGCACTTGGTACTTCATCAGGAGATATATTTAATATTCGATATCAAATCGCATTAAACGATCTATACACTCTTACTAACATTGCTCTTATAGATTATTATATGACAATGGAACATCTCGCGATGGTTCAAGAAATACTTGTTGGTAAACCACAAATAAGATATAATCGTCATCGTAATCGTTTACATATAGACGAAACAAAACAAGATTTAAGAGTAAATGAATATCTTATATTGGAAGCATATGAAATTGTTGATCCTGCTACATACACGGATGTATGGTCAGACCGATGGTTACAGTATTATACATCACAACTTATTAAAAGACAATGGGGTACAAATCTTACTAAGTTCGAAGGACTACAACTTCCAGGTGGTGTAACTTTTAATGGTAGACAAATATATGATGATGCTCAGACTGAGATCTCTAAACTAGAAGAAGAGATGATTAACAATTACAGCTTGCCTGTAATGGATATGATTGGATAAAGAGCATAGCTCTATTATACTCAAAAAATAGGATTTGTACACAGTGGCAACCAATTTATACTTCAATAATTTTAATAGTACATCTGAACAAAGTCTAATTGAAGACCTTGTTATCGAGTCTATTAAAATTTATGGCCATGATCTATGGTATTGTCCACGTACAATAGTAGCCAAAGATGATATCCTAAACGAAGATCCGTTATCAACATACAATGATTCATATCAAATCGAAATGTATATCAAAAATGTTGAAGGATTCGAAGGTGAAGGTGATTTCTTATCTAAATTCAATATTCAGATTCGAGACGAGATTACATTTACTGTTGCTAGAAAAGTATATCAAGAAACCGTTGGAGACTTCGAAGATAATGATCGGCCATTTGAAGGTGATCTTATTTTTATGCCATTAACTAATAAAGTATATCAAATCAAGTTTGTTGAACATGAGCCGGTATTCTATCAAAATGGTGCACTACAAATGTTTGATATCAGGTGTGAATTGTTCGAATACAGCAATGAAGATTTGAATACAGGTTTACCATATGTAGATAATCTCGAAATCATTCATTCATTATCTGCAGACGAACTGGATGGTCTTACATACGATGCTAACAATAATATTATTATTGATCCTGATACAGGTCGACCAGTAGGATTAGATAGCAACTGGAATCCTGATGATCCGTATGCAGACAATAGTTCATTCCAAGTAAGTGCTAATTCATTCATTGATTTTACGGAACGAGATCCATTCAGTGAAGGCGGTAGATACTAATGTTTGGACGTACTTTTTATCACGATACTCTGCGTAGATATGTTATCTTATTTGGTACATTATTCAATGATGTTTATATTAATCGCGAAGACGAGAATGGCAACGTAAAACAGGTCATTAAAGTTCCTCTTGCATATGGACCTCGAGAAAAGTTTCTCGCGAGGATAGAAGGAATAGAATCGAATCGTGATCCATTACAACAGCCATTTTCAGTTGTATTGCCTCGCATGGGTTTCGAAATTACAGGTTTTAATTATGCACCTGAACGAAAATTGCCTACCCGAAATAAATTTAAGATTGAAGATATTGATGGTGATGGCGACCGTCGTGTCTCAATCTATAATCCAGTTCCCTATGATATTCAATTTAGTTTGTCCATTTTTGTAAAGAACACGACAGATGGTACTAGAATTATTGAACAAATACTTCCATACTTTACACCTGAATGGACATCAACAGTATTACTAACTGAAACTCCTGAAGTTAAATTGGATATACCACTTGTTTTAACTGGAACAAGTCAAGATGATGTATATGAAGGTTCTTTTGAAGATCGCCGCGCCTTGATATGGACACTCGATTTTACAATGAAAGGTTATTTCTATGGTCCAGAATATAAAAGTGATGTAATTAAATTATCTAATACACAAATATTTGATTCATCATTGTATGATGATATAGATCAATCAATTAACAATGTTGAAGTAGCTTCACGTTTACTCGCTGAACCTGCCATATTAGCTAATAATTCTCCTACTGTTTTCTCAGATATTAATGCCGAAACTGCTACAGCTGTTGCCGTGATTAGTAGTGGGAGTGTAACAGAAATTGTACTTACTAATATTGGTTATGGATATAGTGACACACCAGCAACTATTACTATTGATGGTAATGCTACTGCAACGGCCGTAATGGGTAATGGATATAATATAGATAGAATAGTAATTACTGATGGTGGCTCTGGATACACTGAAACACCTACCGTAACAATATCTGCACCTGACTTAGTATCGATAGCAAATACGGCAGCTATTGATTCTGAATCTACTTATGGTGTTGCAGAAGTGAATATAGGTCCATTCCCTGATGAAGGATAAAGATATGAAGCATGATATATTGAATGATGTTTTGAATATGAATAGTGGACAACTCATCGAACAAGAAGAAAAACTACCTACAACTTATCGTCCAAGTCTCGAAACAGATAAAGAAATCGAGAACGATACAAAATATGTTCGTCAGAATTTTTATGATCTTATCGAAAAAGGTCATGGTGCAATCGACGAATTGCTTGCAGTAGCAGATCAGTCTCAACACCCCAGAGCATATGAAGTCTTAGCTAATATGATCAAAACAATGGGTGATATGAATAATGATCTGCTAGCCATGCATGAAAAGAAACAAAAACTTACAGGCGAGAAACCAGAAAAACCAGATACTGTTAATAATAACTTGTATGTAGGTAGTACGAGTGATTTGCTGAAGTTATTAAATAAAGAAAATGAGTGAAATTCAAGATATTATAGATTATCGATCTTATCTCGGTAATGTAAATCTTAAGCGCAAGGGTGTTACAATTGAATGGACCGAAGATATGGTCCAAGAGTTTGTGAAGTGTGCTAAAGATCCAATATACTTCTCAGAAAAATATATACAAATTGTACATGTTGATCATGGATTGATTCCGATAAATTGCTATGACTATCAAAAAGAAATCATTAAAAAAACCACCAATAATAGAAGAGTCTGTGTTGTTACGTCACGGCAGGCAGGTAAAACTACTACTGCTGTATGTCTTATACTTCATTACATATTGTTTAACGACCATAAGCTCGTGGCTCTCCTCGCTAACAAAGGAGATGCAGCTAGGGAAATATTGGACAGAATTAAAACTGCGTATGAAGCGTTACCGAAATGGCTTCAACAAGGAGTCATCGAATGGAACAAAGGATCAGTAGAATTTGAAAACGGATCCAAAATCATTGCGGCTGCTACTTCTTCTTCTGCTATTCGAGGCAAATCCGTATCCTTCCTATACATTGATGAGACAGCTTTCGTGGAGAATTGGGACGAATTCTTTGCCTCAGTATTTCCAACAATCTCATCCGGAACTAGTACTAAAATCCTTCTTACATCCACACCAAATGGATTAAATCACTTCTATAAAACATGTGAAGGTGCCAAAGCAGGCAAAAATGGTTACGAGTTCGTGCAGGTTATGTGGCATGACGTCCCGGGCCGTGATGAAAAATGGAGAGAAGAAACACTCGCTGCGATGGACTTTGATACAGAAAAGTTCGCGCAGGAAATGGAATGCGAATTCCTAGGTTCATCGGGTACACTCATATCGGGATGGAAATTAAAGCAACTTGTATATAGAGAAGCTATTAAAGAAGTCGGTGGTATAAACATATATGAAGAACCGATGCAAGAAGGCAACTATGTGATAGTTGTTGACGTCAGTAGAGGTAAAGGATTAGACTATTCTGCCTTTCAGGTCGTTGATATATCAGAGATGCCGTACAGACAGGTTGGAACATATCGTAATAATATGATCACACCTATAGATTATGCTGCAGCTGTGCATAGCGCGGCAAAGTATTACAATGAAGCCAATATATTGGTTGAAGTCAATGATATTGGAGAACAGGTAGCTTCTATTCTTTTCGAAGAATATGAATACGAAAATATGTTACTCACTGAAAATAATGGACGTGAAGGAAAACGTCTATTATCAGGTGTAGCAGGATTCAGCGGAAGAGCAGATAAAGGTATACGTACTACTAAATCTGTAAAATCTGTTGGTTGTTCAATGATAAAATTATTAGTAGAACAAAATCAAATTATAATTAATGATTTCGAAACAATACGTGAATTTTCGACATTTAGTCAAAAAGGTACATCATGGGAAGCAGAACCGGGCAATCACGACGATTTAGTGATGTGTTTAGTTCTCTTTGGTTGGTTGTCAAACCAGAAATTCTTTAAAGAATTGACTGATATAAATACGGTTATCAATCTCAAAGAAATGAATGAAGAAAAAGTCTTTAGTGAGCTGGTTCCATTCGGTATCATTGACGACGGGCAAGACGTACACGAGCAAGAATCTCAAGTAAAGACTGCCAGAGGTGGAGATGACTATAGTTGGCTAATGTAGTTTGAAATGTGCTTTGTTATAAATAAAACTACGAAATACATTATAATCAATTTACAGGGAGAAACACAACATGCCTTTTCAATTAAGCCCAGGCGTTAATGTTACAGAGATCGATTTGACGACTGTAATCCCTGCCGTAGCCACAACTGACGCCGCCATTGGTGGTGTTTTTCAGTGGGGACCGGTAGATAAGCCTTCGCTCGTTGTAAGCGAAGATGAATTAGCACAAGTTTATGGTAAGCCTAATAGCGATAATTATGAAACATGGATGACCGCTGCTAGCTTCCTATCTTATTCTAATCGTCTTTATGTTTCACGAGCTCATCACTCATTTGGAAGTGATATTCTAACGTCAGCGTACGCTCAAAGTGGTACAGACTATTTTGTAATCGATGGTACTGTTAGTGAACTGGAAACCGGCCTAGTAGTAGCTGCTATTGACGGATCAGTTTCAGAGGCAGCAATTACTGTTGATACTACAGACGCATTTGATACATTTAATGATGTTACAGCTATTCACGACGGTGACGTACCTACAGGTCTTTTTACTGGTACATTATCTAATGTATTGAATGGCGAAGCAGTAACGCTAAGCACTGATGGTACATTGCCACAAGGTTTTGATAACTTAACTACTTACTTTATTGTTAACTCGGTAGGAAACCAATTTGGTCTGTCACTAACTCAGGGTGGATCAGCTATTCCTTTGGTATCGACTGGCGATGGTACAGGTTCTGGATCATTGGTTCTTACTCGATCCGGTGATACTCGAGTAACTATGACTGGTCAAACATGGTCAGGCGCCACCGGTGCAGCTACATTAGAATTTCATGACGCTAGCTATTCATTCAACTCCGTAGCATTTGATGGTGCTACATCATCTGTTGCTGCTTCACACATTGTTAAAAACGATGATTCATATACAGATGCACTGGCAGGTTTTGATGACGCAGCACGCTGGGTTGCAAAATATCCCGGTCTCATAGGCAATTCACTAAAAATTTCTGTCTGCGATTCGAACACGGCATTTAGCTCTGATGTAGAAATCGCGGCTGGACAAGTAACTACGCTTGCTATTAATGTTGGAGCAAATACTGGTACGATTACTTCAGCGGTTGATGGCGATGTAACAAATGTTACGTCTAATCTTTCCGTAGGAGATCAAATTAAAGTTGGTAATACAACAATTGGTGTTCAGTATCTTGAAATTACATCAATTGGAGCTGTTTCTGCTGGAGAAGCTGAAATCGAATTTGCTCAAGCTCTTACTACTACAGAAAATATTAGCGTCGCCTCTTCGGTTTCTGCAGCTGCAACCATTGAACGATATTGGCAGTATTGGGATTTAGTTGAAGGTGCACCTACTCAATCAGCTTATGTTGCATCTCAAGGTAATACAGCAGCAAATGACGAAGTTCATGTTGTTGTAATTGACGAAGATGGTAAGATTTCTGGAATTCCTAACACAGTACTTGAAGTGTATAGTGGTCTTTCTCGCGCAACTGACGCTAAAGGTGAACAAGGTAATAATATATACTACAAAGATGTGATTAATCAATCTTCAGGTTATGTTTGGTGGGCAAATGATGATACAAATGCAACATCAGCATCAGCGTTACTTGTTCAATCATCAACTAATACTGGACCTGCTACTTACTCATTTATTGGTGGCCGAGACGTCGGTACTGAAACTACATGTGCTCTAGGTGATGTATTACGAGCTTATGACGTATATCGATCAGCTGAAGACATTGACATCTCATTGGTGTTGACTGGTAAGTCTCGAGGTGCATCAAACGGTGCACAGCTTGGTAATTACTTGATTGACAACATTGGCGAACGACGTAAGGATTGTGTTGTATTCATCTCACCTGACAAGGATGATGTTGTTGGTAATTCATCCGATATCACAGAAGATGTTGTTCAATTTAGAAACAGCTGCCGATCATCTTCATACGCTGTACTCGACTCAGGTTATAAGTACATGTATGACAAGTATAACGACGTATATCGATGGGTACCTATTAATGGTGACATCGCCGGTCTAGCAGCATATACAGATGAATTGCGTGATGCATGGTGGTCACCTGCAGGTTTCAATCGTGGCCAAATTAAGAATATTGTTAAGCTCGCTTGGAATCCGAAGCAAGCTGAGCGCGATATTCTTTACAAGAACGGTATTAATCCAATTGTTAACTTCCCAGGTCAAGGTATCGTAATGTTCGGTGATAAGACTCTGTTGGCTAAGCCTTCAGCGTTCGATCGTATCAACGTACGACGACTCTTCATTGTTCTTGAGAAAGCAATTGCTACAGCTGCTAAGTTTACATTGTTTGAGTTCAATGACGAATTCACACGCGCTAGCTTTGTTAATCTTGTAACACCTTTCTTACGAGATGTTAAAGGCCGCCGAGGTGTAACAGACTTTGTAGTCGTATGTGACGAGACAAACAACACAGGTGAAGTCATCGATCGCAACGAGTTCGTTGGTGACATCTACATCAAACCTGCTCGAAGCATCAACTTTATCCAGTTGAACTTTGTCGCAGTGCGAACAGGTGTAGAATTCTCCGAAGTTATTGGAAATTTCTAATAAATAGAACAAAGCTAAATTAAAGGAGAATAACAAATGGCTTTTAGCTTACAAGACTTTAAATCAGGCGCAATAGAGGCGGGCGGTTATCGTCCCGCCCTCTTTGAAGTTGTTGCTACATCGTTTCCTGAACAGTTTAGATTTCTTTGTATGTCTTCACAGGTACCTGCTGCCACCCACGGTGTAATCGAAGTTCCTTACTTTGGCCGTAAAGTTAAGATTGCTGGTGACAGAACGTATGCTGAATGGACAACAACTCTCATGCTCGAAGAAGATTTTGCAGTCCGAAATTCACTCGAGCAATGGGCAGATCAAATCAACGATCCTACATCAGGTGTTCGAACATTTGGTGGTCCTGAAGATTATAAATCAGATCTTGAAATCAAATTGTATGGAAAGACAGGTGATGTCAAGCGCACATACAAACTAGTAGATTGTTGGCCTACAGATGTAGGTACTATAGAATTGGATTGGAATACAACTGATACGATTGGTACTTATACTGTAACTTGGGCCTTTGATGAGATGGCTGCTGGCAGCTAATTTCATCCAGTTCTAAAAGTGGGTTGAGGGGGATTATAAATAATCTTATAGTCCCCCTTATTTTTATCGGAGCGTTATGAATGGAACTGTTTGGATTTGAGATAAACCGCAAGAAAGAAGAGAAGCAAAAAGAAAAGCTTGTCTCCTTCGTACCTCCGTCAAACGAAGATGGTGCATTAACCGTTGCCGCCGGCGGCGTATATGGCACTTATGTCGATCTCGATGGTTCAGTCAGAACCGAAGCAGAATTAGTAAACAAATATCGTGCCATTTCGTTTGACCCTATTCTCGACATGGCAATTCAAGAAATCTGTAATGAAGCTATTGTCGAAGATTCAGACGAAGAAACAGTTAGTATTGTCCTTGACAATTTAGATACACAAGAATCAATTAAAAAATCAATTCAAGAAGAATTTGATGAAGTATTAAAACTTCTAGAATTTAATCGTTTGAGTTATGAATTGTTTCGTCGTTGGTATATTGATGGTCGCTTATACTATCATATACTTGTAGATGAAAAGAAACCGGCTCGAGGTATTCTAGAAGTAAGATATATTGATCCCCGCAATATCAAAAAAGTAAGAGAAGTTAAAAAAGAAAAAGATCCAAAGACTGGTGTTACAATTGAAAAAATTGTTAACGAATACTATATGTACAGTCCATCAGGATTTTTAAAGAGAACTGGATCTATAACCGGTTCATCAATGAGTTCGTACGGATCTAGTAGTCCTGCAGCAAATGCTGAAGGAATTAAAATTTCTAAAGATTCTATCGTATATAACACCAGTGGATATCAAAGCTTAGATAACAAACTTATTCTCTCTTGGTTACAAAAAGCTATACGACCTCTTAATCAACTGCGATCTATGGAAGATTCGTTAGTAGTATATCGTATTTCTCGTGCGCCTGAACGTCGAATTTTCTATGTTGATGTAGGCGGTCTGCCAAAAGCTAAAGCAGAACAATACTTGTCTGATATCATGACTAAGTTCAAAAATAAAGTAGTTTATGATTCTGCAACTGGCGAAATTAAAGACGATCGTAAATTCATGACAATGCTAGAAGATTTCTGGTTACCACGAAGAGAAGGTGGTAAAGGTACAGAGATTACTACATTGCCAGGCGGTGCTAATCTAGGAGATATTGAAGACGTACAATATTTTCAAACTAATTTATATCGTGCGCTCAATGTACCTATTTCTCGATTACAGCCAGAATCTACATATAGTCTTGGAAGAGCCACAGAGATTACCAGAGACGAAGTTAAGTTCAGTAAGTTTATCCTACGTCTTCGACAAAAGTTCTCAGAATTATTTCTGAAACTTCTCGAGAGACAACTTATCCTAAAGCAGATTTGTTTGCCAGAAGAGTGGGAAGAATGGAAAGATGAAATTAATTTTGACTTTGCTGTCGATAACTATTTCGAAGAATTAAAATCACTAGAAATGAATCGCGATCGCATTGGTCTATTGCGAGAGATGGAAGAATATGTTGGTAAATATTATTCTCATGAATATATTCGTCGATATGTATTGCAACAATCAGAAGAAGAAATAAAAGATCTTGATGAGCAAATTAAAGCTGAAACAACAGATCTACGATATAATGAACCTGAAGAAGAGATGGAAGATGAGCCAGAAGAAGAACCAGCACCGCCGGCTCCTACATATAAGTTAGTTCCTGATGATTCAAAAGAACAAGAAGAAAAACCAGAAAAGAAAGAGGAGTATAACGAACTTCAGGTAAACTTGATTGAAAGTATGACACGATATCTAAACGATGAATAATATTGATCCGATTGTAACCTCATTCGCTATCGCTACAGCGAAGAAGGAAGCAAAAAAATTAGAAGATAAAATCTTCGATGTATTAGAAGAAGTTCAAACCCGCGGCCCTATGGGTCTTGATGGAGAACAAGGCCCACAAGGCCTAACTGGAAAAACCGGTCCGATGGGCCCACAAGGTCTACCCGGACCTCGTGGAGAAAAAGGAGAAACTGGTGAGCAAGGAATACAAGGAGAAACCGGAGAAATTGGACCAGCTGGTGAGCGGGGCGAAACTGGCTTACAAGGCATTCAAGGAGAACAGGGCCCACAAGGACCACAAGGGATTCAAGGAGAGATTGGTCCAATTGGTGAGCAAGGTCCGCAAGGTCCGCAAGGAGAACGCGGAGCAGATGGACAACGCGGCGCTCAGGGAGAAAAAGGTGAAAAGGGTGACGTCGGCCCAACTGGCGCTACAGGAATTGCAGGACCGATCGGACCTCAAGGAGAAAAAGGCGATAAAGGCGATTCGGGAGAACAAGGTCCGCCGGGCAAGGATGGCAAAGATGGCCAAGACGCAGATCACGAACAAATAAAAGAACAAATCAATACTTTATTTGATGATGCTAAAAATTATTTAGATACACAACAAAAGAATTTACAAGAGCAATTAGATGCTACTCAATTACAAGATCTAACTGAGTTTAAAGCAAAACTTACAAAAGAAGTATCTGATACTATTGAGAAGCATAAGAAATTTATTGATACACAAATTTCTAATAAATGGGCGTCATCTGCTGGTGGTGGTTCGGTAAATATCCTACAGATGGATGACGTTCAGTTTCAAAAGAGACATGAAGTCGAAGGCGATGCTATTTTAATATTTGATGCAAGTATAAAGAAATTTGTATCAGAATCATTTAGCGCTATTATAGACAGATTAGAATTAAATATTGGGACGGCATTAGAAGTGCAATACGATAAATTAGTTGATCAAGAAGGTGATTTCACTTATATCGGTGAAGCAGCACCGGGCTCTGCTCGTGATGCGGCGGTATGGAGAATTAAAAGAGTCTATGAAATAGGCGATGATATTGAAATCATATGGGCAAATAATACTGCCAATACAGAACTTATCTGGGACAATCGAGCAACGTACGAGTACAACTAATGTGTAATCCAAATTGTTTAACAACTCTCAATGACGATACACAAAAAGAAATCGCTAGCATTTCAATCGGTGATGTCATTAAAACAAAAAACTATGATACATTAGCAGATGTAGAAGCAACTGTCACTGGTAATACTGTAAAACTAGCAGATCAAATTATTTTTTATTATACTGATGACACATTACATCAGTATGGAACTACACAAGAAATATACACTGACGATGGATGGAAATTAGCAACAGACATTGTTATTGGAGATACGCTAAATTCTGGTAGTAAAGTTGTACAATCATGGGAAATTGAAAAAAATAAAATAGTTACAGATGTTATTTCATCTGAAAATACTTTTATAGCAAATGGATTTTTAGTAAGGTGTAGTGTCTAATGGCTATCGGAGGAAACCCAATTGTTGTCGATTCGTCTGCTGCAAATGATACTGCTCCTGCTCAAACACAAGCGACAACTACATTTGAATTTGTCGTATCTGATACTTTTGCAAACCTAAACAACGGTGATATCGGAGCTGGAACTTTTGGTCCGGGTTCTACATATGTTGGTAGATTGGTATGTATTAGGCCACACACAAGTACAGAAGTTACTAGACGCGTTACAGCTGATACTGCAGGAACTGGCACAACTCGAATTTTAACAGTATCAGAAGCATTTGCTTCGGGTGAAGAACCTGCACAAAACGACGAAATTCAATTTTGTTACAGAGCCGAAGATGTATCAACCGCAACAGGTTATACATATCGAACTCGAACCGGAGTATTTGAAGCCGGTAGAAATTTATTAATTGGTGATCCTACCGCTCAACCCGCAGCCGGCACTTTTCCTTGGTTAGCCGTACTTGATTCAGAATTATTTGAAATTAATGATGCTGGCGCAGCAGGTACTGGTCTTATTATTGGCCAACGATCACGTTTTCAAAGTGGATTTAAAGTTGCAGATACACCAGTATCAGGTGGTACAATACTATTTCTCAGTGCATCTGACGGCGAAAACGCATTTGAAATGGCTAATACATGTTCAATGCAAATCTATAATACTTCCTTGATTGCACCCGTAGCAGATTTAAATAGTATCGTATATACTGGTGATACTGTAGTTGTTCCTACAGAATATAGTGAATTTGAGAATGTGTTTATTGCAAATTTGACAAATAGCTTGTCTTTAAGTGGTGCTGGATTTGATATAAAAGATGTTAGTATTACAGGTTCAGATAATACAACATCTTCAGTGGAAACAATGGATAACTTTGGTGGTGGTAGTACAGGACCGTTTGAAAATGTTATCTTTAACACATTAAGTGGATTAGCATTTCCATTTGGTGGCGGTGCTACACTAAGAAATTGTAAATTTATTAACTGTGTTGGAAATTTTAATGATACAAGCTCTGCAGTCGGTATTACTGCAATTGATTGTCTATATAGTAGTAACCCACCTGATTTAAATTTAGTATCAAATGGTGGAGATGTATTTAGAGCATTAAGTACTACATCGTCTATTGATAGAGCACTTAGATTAAATCTATCAGTACAAGATATCAATCAGTCTCCAGTAGATGCTCGATATAGAAGATATGAAGCTCTGCAAACAGACGGCCAAATCGGCAGTCCTCAGGTTTTTGGTACAGATGGTGTTGCTAACTCTTCTATCACTGCTAATACATATACGTATACGTCAGGCACCACTGTAAATACACAAAACTTTAATAATTATGCTGTAAAAATATATGAGTACGGTGATATACCATTAGATACAGGATTGCTGAGCCCAGTAGGTAGAAATGAAGGTTGGGATTTTTCTTTTACCTCTGTTGCTGATCCAGAAATAACACAGGCAACTCAAGCCACCGCTGAATCAGAAGGAAGCGGCGCGGTGATTACTCGACACGGCGCCGGTGAAACTGATACACAACCAATGAAATTACTAGCATATGATGGTGGCTCTGGTACTTTGCCATCAGCTGGAACGACATTAACCGCAGGTGGTGGTGCAACTGGAGATGTGGTAGAATTCTTTGATACTACATTTATTTCTGATGTTACGAGTGGATTTGTGTTAGTTGAAAACTGGAATGGTACTGAATTTGGTGATAACGAATCATTGACAGGTACTGGTTTTACAGCTACGACAGATACTGCTTCTTTATATCAAGAATATACATGGGAGTATGATCCTACTGCAGCATCAAATACTGATATTAGAGCAATTTACGATTATCAATTCGCAGCACTTGATACCCAAACTTCTAATACTTATACAGCATCAGTGATGGAGTTTAATGGCACTGAACACACTCATATGGTGTTTAAAGAAAATAATGAGTTATCAACTAAACGAAATGTTACAAAAACTGAAGGCGTCTATATACGCGGTTTGCTAGCAACAGAAGTAGATTTCTTTACTTCTGATAGTGGCGCATTATTCAATTCACCAACAGTTGTAGAATTTATAATTAGTAATTTGCATGAAGATACCGAAGTTAGATTGTTCACAGATCCAGCTCTGTCTCCATTAGGTGGTGTTGAATCAGTTGGTAATACAGCTTCATATGATACTGCGTTCACAGCTGTGGCTGGTTCGCATCCTGATGCGACAACAGGACTATATGATATTAAATATACGTATGTATATACATCTGATACAGATATATATGTAGTAGCACATTCACTTGAATATCAATATCAAAGATTAGAAACTACTTTAGTATCTACCAATTCAACTTTGCAAGTTAATCAAATTGCTGATAGGCAATACGATGCTGGAAGTGTTTAGAGTATAAATAACTAGAACAATAACCCCTCTTAATAGGAGAAAACCACAATGGCAGTATTCGTTCCCAGTGAAGTAATCACTGATCCCGATGCACTATCTGCTACAGTGAAATTGACGACGGAGACACGTGCTGCGACGTCAGAAATTTTCATCGATACTACACCTGCAGGTACGTTAGGTTCTGAGCGTACAATTCAGGTAGCTATTGATGCGTCAAATGATATGAAAGAAGCAGGTTTGACACTTAAGTGTCTTTATTCATTCCTCAAAGATCGATGGAAGGCTGATGCTAATCTGATCAAATTCCCATTTCCAATGACTCCAATTACGGACGAACAGTTTGAATTTACGAATGGTTGGAAATTGGAAGATACAGTTACTTCTGGTACTGGCGATGATGGTACAGGTGTAACTACCCCTTATTTAATTCGTACTGGTGGCTGGGCTGTCAATCAAGGTCCCGGTACTAACGACTCAGAGCGCTGGGTAAACGTTATCACACTGGGCGAATTGGACTCAAATGACCAAGTTTATTATCGTCAAGTTAATGATACGACGACTGCTCCTACAGATTTTCTTCTAGAAGGTCGTGTAAATCAGGCGATTCAATTTTATACTGATACGAACGCTGATGGTACACCAGATAGTAATTTATCTTCTTTCCTCGAAGTGTTTGTACGTACATTTGGTAAGACGTATTCACAAACGGACTTGGAAGATATTGGTGCTGCAGACGGTGTTACGTATCAAGCATATCGTTTCCCACTTGTGAATTCATCCGACGTTAAGATTACTGCATCACAGGCTGCAGCATCTGGTGATGATATTGCTCTTTCTAATATTACTGGTAACAGCTCTAACGGCACAGTTACAGTAACAACTGGAGGAAATCACGGTCTTGCAAATGGTGATTATGTAGACGTAACAGGTACTACTAACTTTAATAGTACAAACAATGCTATTACAACTACAGGCGCGACTACATTTACATTTACAGAAACTAACGCTAATGCAGACGAAACTTCTGGTAATGTTTCCGGTACATATTTCAATAATATGTCAATGTCTTGGGCAAATACTGCAGATAATACGCAGCAAACTGGATTCAATGATACATTTGATACAACTGGTGTATCAGTTCCAGAAGCTTACTTCACCGTAAATATTGATGCCGATGTCGCAAATAATATTACGCCAAATCCTTCTGCTGAAACAATCTACACGTGGATTCAGGCTCAGCTGAAGAAGACAAGTGACATTAATACCAATACTTCACAAACAGGTGTTCGTCGTGGTGATATTACACCATTGAAGGCACGATTTATTGGTGACGATCTGTATACTCTTGGTCAAGCTGACGTACCCGGATCACAAGACTTCGAAGGTGTATATATTACTGATTATGCAGATGCTGACCAGAACAGATTGCATTTCTGGGGTTATGGATCTGAAGAAAATGATTCAGCTGTAATTTCAGTTATTGGTCGTGTAGCAAATGGTCAAGTTACTGTTGATACTACGGCAGATCATGGTTTTGCAAATGGTGATTATATTACTATTACTAATGTAACTTCAGCTGGAGATGCATTTACTGGTAATTATGAAATTACAACAGTTCCCGATGCGAATACATTTACATATGATCAATCATCCACAACGGTAGAATCTGGCACAGTAAGTGGTACATCTCTAGCATCACCTGCTGAATTCCAGAACTTGACATTCCCATTCGTTTCTACATTGACATTGAGTTTTAACTCAAACCTTGTTAATGATGGCGATGGTATCTTCCGTGTATTCTTCTTGAACGATGATGCACCGGGCGATAATACTGGTCGTGATTTCGGTACGAAGGATGCATTGCTTGTAAAAGATAATGGTAACGCTGATATTGCAGGTAATATTACACAAGCTACTGAAACCTTTAACTTCGCATATGATTCGAATATTCAACGAGGTGCTTCTACTGCTGCAACAGATGCACCGATTGTTGTTGTTGCTATCGGTCTAGATACGGCGCAATATGTAAAAGTTGATGATCAGGTTATTCAACGAGGTGACTTAACAGTATCGTTAGTTGCTCCACTCGAGAGAAACTACGATCCTGGCAGTGTATAATAAATAACTATGTGACGGGGGACATTTCGTCCCCCATTTCTGAGGAATTATAATGTTTACGAGATACGAAATTAGAAATACTGCCTATAAAATGAAAAACGGAAAGCCTCCGGTTTTTCCTGAAGTTGTTGAAACTTTACAACCAATGCTAGATGAAAAAGGATTTCATTGGGCAGATTTTCCAGAAATTTGGGATGTAGTAATTGTACAAGGTGAATACAAAGTTATTCATGCAATTAGAAATCTACCTGCGGTAGAAATGATTTGTGCTCAAAAACAAATGGCAGAAAAAGTTGGTGCCGATCCTGATTTTGATGATCAAGGTAATGCTATTGTTGAATCTATTGAAGCACAGTTTTTAGACGGTATTATGACTTGGGAAAACTATGCTCGAGAATGGGGTGTAGCTAAAGATGATACGGGTAGAATTATAACTAAACTTATAAAACGTAAACCGGTTCAAAAAGTAGAGATCACACAAGATGTGATTGATCAAAAAATAAAAGAACAGCTGGCTCAAAATTCTGGTTCATCAGATATAGATCAAGCGAGAGAAAATGTTACGCCACATGTTCGAGTCACAAAAGTAGTGGAGTAATAAATGGCAGGCGAAAAGAGATATACTAGGATACCACCGGAGAGCACTGGCGACCGTGTGTACATGATACACACTGCGGAACTTGAATTTAAGAACGGCGGTAATTCTCCAACAGCAACATACGGTAATCACGACTGGAAAACAGGTGAAAGATATGATGTTGCTGGATTTGGGATGGTTCACGTTCATGGCGTGTACGACCGTCAGGATGGCACTGGTATTCTTGCAATACATTACTCTCAAACCAATAAGATGGAAAACAACGTTCCGGAAGCCGATTCGTTAATCTCGCTTGACGGTGTAAACGTTGGTCAAGTTGACACTGCATATGATGTTTATATCCCTGCACAAAACATTATGGGATATGACAATCCGGAATATGGATGGAACATTGATCGTTTTGGTTCTGGACCTGTTACATTTGCGGAGGGCCCACCTCTGCTTACTGGGTTCGGTGCGCTTAAAGTTAACGATGCTAGAATATTGGCCACTTATGATTTTAATAAAAGCAATTTACCTAACGAATTTGTAAACTC